CTGGTGTATGACATAAACGGTGTGCTGCCGAATTATAAATCACTCGACTATATGAAAATCACGGCAGGTACACGAAAGGCTGGTGAGCAGGATGACTTCGATTGACGATATGGCTGCGGAGATCATGCGCGGTCTGACGGAATATGCAGACCTTGCCGATACCGCTATGAAAGCTGCTGTGAAAAAGACAGCAACCTCCGTCAAGAAGGAAATCTCCGCCAATGCTCCGAAGCGCAGCGGCAAGTATCGCAAGAGCTGGACGACCAAGAAAACGAAGGAGAACAGCCATTCTCTTGAAATGACCGTTCACTCGAAAGACCGCTACCAGCTTGCGCACCTGCTTGAAAAAGGTCATGCAAAGCGGAACGGCGGACGTGTATCCGGCAAGCCGCATATCGCCCCTGCGGAAGCGCACGGTGAGGAAATGCTCACGCAGCTTATCGAGGAGGCGCTGTCATGACCTATGAAGAAATCAATGAAATGATGCAGGAGATCGGGATGCCGTTCGCCTATCATCATTTTGCCGAGGGCGAGTCTCCGAAACCGCCCTTTGTTATTTTTCTCTCTCCCGGCGAGGACACCTTCGGCGCGGATAATCTGATGTATCACAGCTTCAAGCAGCTTGACGTTGAACTGTATACGGATGAGAAGTCGCCCGATACCGAGCAGAGAGTTGAAGAAGTGCTGACGCAGCACAATATCTATTACACGAAAACGGAAACCTACATCGAGAGCGAACAGCTCTACGAGGTCTTATACGAAATGGAGGTATAACAATGGCACTGCAGAAAAACAAGGTGAAGTTCGGTCTGAACAAGGTTCACTGGGCGAAGATCACGGCATGGTCTGATGACGGCGTACCGACCTTTGCAACGCCTGTGCGCCTGCCCGGTGCAGTTTCCCTGAGCATTGACGCAAACGGCGAGAATGAGAATTTTTATGCCGATAACAGCGTGTATTATGTCATCAACAACAACGCAGGCTATGACGGTGATCTGGAGGTCGCTCTCATCACGACTGACTTTGCAACGGCGATTCTCGGTGAACAGCTTGATGCAAAGGGAGTTCTGGTGGAGCGCAACGATGCGGAGACATCGCAGTTCGCACTCATGTTCGAGTTTGACGGCGACAAGAACCACATCCGTCATGTGCTGTACTGCTGCTCTGCGTCCCGTCCTGCGACTGAGGGCGAGACCACAGAGGAAAGCAAGTCCGTCAAGACGGAAAAGCTCTCCCTCAAGGCATCGGCGCTGCCGAACGGTCTGGTGAAGTCCAAGACCTGCGAAAGCACTGACCAGACCACCTACGACAACTGGTACAATGCGGTCTATATGCCGACTGCCGCAACCAACAACAGCACCGGCACTCGTTCCACATCGACCAAGTCCGGCAGCGCAACTGAGTAAGGAGGTACAGCATGGCTATTAAAAAGACGATCACCGTTGACGGTATCGAGGTTCCGTTCAAGGCGAGTGCCGCTGTGCCTCGCCTTTATCGTATCAAGTTCCGCAGGGATATCTACAAGGACTTCGCCGCACTTCAGACTTCTGTTCAGGAGGACGACGAGGAAGGCTCTACCCTTGACATCGAGAGCCTTGAAGTATTCGAGAATATCGCATACATCATGGCGAAACACGCTGATCCGGAGAACGTCCCGGACAATCCGGATGACTGGCTCGAAGCTTTCAACACATTCTCCATTTATGAGGTGCTGCCGCAGCTCATCGAACTGTGGGGACTCAACGTGGAGACGCAGGCGGAGTCTAAAAAAACATCGCAAAACTGACCGCCCGATGACAACGCCCCTCTTCCTTCTCCGATGTGTGCAGATCGGGCTGTCCCTCTCGGAGCTTGATCTGCTCACAATCGGAGTCGTGAATGATATGTTCACCGAAAAGGAAAACGACGAATACGACGGCTGGTCAGAGGTCGCTGGACAGGCTGATTTTGATGCGTTCTGATTGACTTTTTCTCCCTGCTGTGCTATAATTCTGGTATAGTGAAGCCGCAGGGCTTTCGCTGTGAAATCGGAATTTACTTTTCAAAAACAGAAGGGTCGGATAAATGTGAATATTATTGCTATGACTTGTATGTGCGTAGATGTTTTTGATGATACTGGAGAAATCCGTCCCGGTGGTGAAGCATTGAACTTTGCTGCAATTGCATCAAAATACAATCATATTTCAGTTGATCTTCTTGGTGCAATTGGTGACGATGATTATGGTAAGGCAATATTGAAATCTATTGAAAATAAACCTATCAACAAAGAGTTTATCCACATTATTTCAGGCTCTGCTACTGCAAACCATCGGATTTATCTTACTGAGAAAGGTGATAGATATTTCAAAGATGATTCATGGAACGGTGGTATTCATGACACATATCTTCTTAGCGATTCTGACAAGAACAGAATCGCAAGTGCTGATATTATCTTTATAACCTTTGATTCTCCTAATTTTGATGATGTATTAGAACTTAGAAAGAGTTGTCGTTTTCAGCTTGCCGTTGATTTCAACGTGCTAAGAGATTTTAAGAAAATAGAACCTATTGTACCGTACATTGACTTCTTTTTTATCAGTGGTGAGAAGAGTATTCTTTTACAATTTCAAAAATGGTCTGAACGGTATGACAACATATTTAACATTACGCTTGCAGAAAATGGCAGCGTTACTTATTATATGGGAAAAGAATATAGAGTGGATGCTGTGCCTGTCAATAATGTAATTGATACAACTGGGTGCGGTGACAGTTATCATGCTGGCTTTCTTTGTTCATATTTGAGAGATTGTGATATTATTAATGCAATGAATGAAGGTTCAAGAGTCGCTTCTAAAACATTAAGTCATATTGGCGGCTTTTAACTGGTATATGTTAATCTTGCAACATCAAATTCTGATTTAGTGCATTAATCGAATATACACTGAGCAGTCCTTCGGGGCTGCTTTTTTCATGCCCTCACGGAGGAGGTGAAACCGCATGGCAAACAGAATCAAGGGCATCACGGTCGAGATCGGCGGTGATACTACCAAGCTGTCGAAAGCGCTGGAAGGTGTCAATAAAAACATCAAGAACACGCAGACGCAGCTCAAGGATGTACAGAAGCTGCTGAAACTCGATCCGACCAACACAGAACTGCTGTCACAGAAGCATAAGCTCCTCGCCGATGCGGTGAAGGCTACCAAAGAAAAGCTGGAAACCCTGAAAACGGCGGCAGAGCAAGCAAATCAGGCTCTCGCAAACGGCGACATCTCGCAGGAGCAGTATGATGCCCTACAGCGCGAGATCATCGAAACGGAACAGGAACTGCAGAACCTCCAGCGTGAGGCGGAGGCTTCCAGCACGGCGCTTGCCAAGCTCGGTCAGGCGGGAGAAATGCTTGAAAAAGCCGGTGACAAGATTGCCGATGTCGGAACGACACTGACCACTCATGTGACCGTTCCCGTTATGGCTGCCGGAACTGCCGCAGTCAAGACTGCAGCCGACTTTGACTCCGCCATGAGCAAGGTCGCTGCTGTATCCGGTGCGGCTGGTGATGAACTGGACGCTCTCCGGGACAAGGCTCGTGAAATGGGTGCAAAGACCAAGTTCTCCGCTTCCGAAGCCGCTGACGCTATGAACTACATGGCAATGGCGGGCTGGAAAACCGGCGATATGCTGGAGGGTATCGAGGGAATTATGAATCTCGCTGCCGCTTCCGGTGAGGACTTGGCGACAACCTCGGATATTGTAACAGATGCATTGACCGCTTTCGGCTTATCTGCTGCCGACAGCGGTCATTTTGCTGATGTTCTGGCGGCGGCATCGTCCAACGCAAACACGAACGTCAGCATGATGGGTGAAACCTTCAAATACTGTGCACCTGTTGCTGGTTCTCTCGGTTTTAGCTGTGAAGATACAGCGCAGGCAATCGGTCTGATGGCAAACAGCGGTATCAAGGGTTCGCAGTCCGGTACGGCGCTCCGTGCAATCATGACTGCCCTTGCGGGCGATGTGAAGTTCTGCGGTGAATCCTTCGGCGAAATCGAAATTGCAACGACCAACACCGACGGTTCGATGCGTGAACTGAATGACATTCTGGCGGACTGCCGTGTGGCTTTCGCACAGATGTCAGAATCGGAACAGGCATCGACGGCACAGGCACTGGTCGGCAAGAATGCAATGTCCGGCTTCCTTGCGCTGATGAATGCCGCACCTGCGGATATTCAGAAGCTGGAAGGTGCAATCAGCACTTGTTCCGATGAGATTGACGGATATAACGGAGTGACCGCAAAGATGGCTGCCGTCATGCAGGATAACCTCGGCGGGCAGCTCACCATTCTGAAATCGCAGCTTCAGGAGCTTGCCATTTCTTTCGGCGAAATCCTGATGCCTGCAATCCGGGCAATCGTGTCGAAGATTCAGGGCTTCATTGACAAACTGAACGCTATGGATCCCGCCACAAAGGAAACCATTGTCAAAATCGCACTGGTAGCGGCGGCACTCGGACCTCTCCTTGTCGTAGTCGGCAAAACAATGGTCGGTGTCGGCAAGCTGATGCAGCTTGTTGCCAATCTCCCGACGATCATCGCAGGCGCAAAGGCGGCATTCACTTCCTTCGGTGCTGCGATCGGCGGTATCAGTGCGCCCGTGGTCGCTGTCATTGCAGTTGTTGCTGCACTGGTGGCGGCTTTTGTGCATTTGTGGCGTACCAACGAGGACTTCCGCAATAAGATCACGGCGATCTGGAATCAGATCAAGAGCATTTTCGATAACTTCTGTCAGGGCATCGTTGACCGTGTCAATGCCCTCGGCTTTGACTTCAAGAATATCAGCGAGGTTATCAAGGCTGTATGGGACGGGCTATGTAAGTTCCTTGCTCCCGTATTCGAGGGTGTATTCCAGCAGGTCGCTAACATCTTCAAAGCGGTCACGGATATTATCCTGAATATTCTGGATATTTTCGTCGGCATCTTCACCGGCGACTGGAGCAGAGTGTGGGACGGCATCAAGGGTATTTTCGTAGCGGTCTGGAACTTCCTGAAGGACACGCTGAAAAACTACCTGAATGTGCTGTGTAATCTGTTCGGCACAAACCTCGATGAAGTAAAAGAATTCTGGGTGAACGTCTGGACGAGCATCAAGAACTTTTTCGTCAACATCTGGAACAGCATCAAAAACTTCATCACCGGCGTGGTCAACGCGATCAAAAACTTCTTTACAACAATCTGGACGGGTATCAAGAACTTTTTTGTCGGCATCTGGACGGCGATTTATAACAGTGTATCGGAAAAGATTAATCTTATCAAGACAGTTATTACCGTCGTATGGAATGCGATTCATACAGCGATCAGCACGGTGCTGAATGCGATTTGGAATGTTATCACAACTGTATGGCAGACCATCTACGACTTTATCTCTCCGCTGCTGGAAGCATTCAGATATCTGTTCGAGACGATTTTTGAAGCGATCCACGTTATTATTTCCCGCGTCATGGACTGGATTCATGAAAAGATCACCACGGCATGGGAGAACATCAAGGCGGTTGTTACGATCGTGCTTGAGGCGATCAAGACCGTGATTGAAACGGTATGGAACGCCATTCATACAGCAATCAGTACGGTGATGGACGCGATCAGCAATGTCGTTTCTACAGTATGGAATGCGATCTCCGGCTTTATCTCCGGAGTGCTGAATGCGATCTGGTCTGTGATTTCGAGCATCTGGAACAGCATCAAGGAGCATATCACAAATACACTGAACGCAATTCATGCGGTCGTATCGGCGGTGTGGAATGCGATTTCCGGATTTATTTCCGGTGTGCTGAATACCATTTCTTCCGTCGTTTCGTCTATCTGGAACGCGATCAAAAATACAGTCAGCACCGTGATGAATGCAATCAAAACGACGGTATCGAATATCTGGGACAGCGTCAAAAATGCCGTTACCCAGAAGATAACGGCGATCAAGGATACAATTGTAAACGGCTTCAATTCTGCGGTCAGCTTCATCAAGAACCTTGCATCGCAGGCTTTCCAGTGGGGCGCAGACATCATCAACGGTATCGTCAACGGCATCAAAAACTGTATCGGCAAGGTCGCAGATGCAGTAAAGGGCGTGGCGAATAAAATCAAGTCCTTCCTGCACTTCTCTGTACCTGATGAGGGACCTCTTGCAGATTTCGAGAGTTGGATGCCGGACTTCATGCAGGGACTTGCCGACGGTATCAACGCAAATACCAGTGTGGTGAACGATGCAGTCAACAGCTTTGCAGGCGGTCTTGCTGAGAAAATCAGCAGTGTGATTCAGAACGCTCTATCCAATGTGGTAACATCGGTGCAGGGCTTCATGACGCAGGTGTTTGATACGGTCAAAACAGTCTGGACAAACGCCAATGCTGCGATTGATGCAACAATGGCGCAGATCAGCAGCGGTATCACTTCCGGCTGGAAAACAATCGTCAGCACCATTAAAACGGCGCTTGAAAATATCCGCAATGTTATCACGACCACATGGAAGGCTGTATCTTCTGTGATCTCCGCAGCGCTGGACGGTATCAAAAAGATCGTCACGGCGGTATGGACGGCGCTGAAGAACCTCATCAAAACGGGGCAGCTTGACATCAAATCTGTTGTGACGACGACATGGGAAGCTGTATCCGGCGTGGTTCGGACAGCGGTCAACGCAATCAAATCCGTTGTGCAGGCGGTCTGGGATGCAATGCCGGATACTGTGCGCAGCGCCATGAACCGTGTCAAGGAAGCTGCGCTGTCTATCTGGGACGGCATCAAAAGCGGCATCGGCGACAGGCTCGGCGGTGTTCGGGATGCGGTAACGGGTGCAATGAACGCTGTATATCAGGCGGTCATGGAGAAGGTCAACAGCTCGTGGTCGTGGGGACGCGACCTCATGCAAAACCTCATCAACGGAATCACCTATATGCTTGGCAGCCTTATCAATACAGTCGCGGATGTGGCTCGTTCCATCTGGGAATACCTGCATTTCTCCGTACCTGAAAAGGGTGCGCTGACCGATGTGGAGGAGTGGATGCCGGACTTCATGAAAGGACTGGCACAGGGCATCAATAAGAGCAAGAAGTACGTCGAGGCGGCTGTGTCCGGTGTGGCGGATGCCATGACACTGACGATGCAGTCCGGGCTGAATGTCGATATGGACGGTATCTCCGGCGCGATGATGAACGGCGGCAGCGGCAGTGTGGTCAACAACTACTACAACAACGACAACAGCCGCACAGTCAACCAGACGAATAATTCGCCTAAGTCGCTGTCACGGCTGGAGATCTATCGTATGACGCGCAATGCGCTGAATGTGTGATGGGATGGGCTTTTGCCTGCCCTTTACACACATTACAACACCAAACATAATGTTCCTGCACCAATAAGAATGCAGCCTATCAAAGACTTTGTTGTAAACTGTTCATGCAAAAAGATAAAAGCAAGCACAAGTGTTAATACGACGCTCATTTTATCAATGGGAACGACTTTAGAAGCCTCTCCTGTCTGAAGTGCCTTATAATAGCATAACCATGATGCTCCGGTAGCAAGCCCTGATAGAATCAGGAATATCCAGCTTTTACGGGTTATCTGTCCCATATCTTTTTGGGCATTTGTAAGAAATACAATTCCCCAAGACATTATAAGCACAACGGCTGTTCTTATCGCAGTCGCAAGATTTGAATTTACATCTTTAATTCCTATTTTTGCGAGGATCGAGGTGAGTGCAGCAAAAACGGATGAGAGAATTGCAAACAACAGCCACATTTTACATTCCTCCATTATTTCTACCTTATGTGGTATTTCCCTTATCACCATTATACAACAATCCCGTAGAAAAAACAAGGAGGTGCAACCATGTTTTTTACACTTATTCTTGAAAATGCCAACGGCGACCGTGTTGATATGACCACGACCGCCAATCAGTATATGACCTCGAAGGTGGAAGGACTAAATCCTCCCACCGGCACGATCAGCACCTCCAGCTACGCAGGCATGGACGGCAGCTACTTGAACAACGCCTTCATCGAAAAGCGGAATGTCGTCATTTCCTTTGAAATGCGCGGCGTGGGTGTGGAAGCCCGCAGGCATCAGCTCTACAAGGTGGTGAAGCCGTCCCGTTACATCAAGATTTACTACGCGACCGCAGGCATTGATGTATTTGCAGAGGGCTTTGTGGAGTCCTGTGAGGTACAAAACTTCGAGATGCTGACAACCGGGCAGATTTCTATTCTCTGCCCGGATATTTATTGGTATTCCACGACCTCGGTCATGGCGTACTATTCGCAGATCACCGGTGCTTTCACTTTTCCGTTCCCGACGGAGAGCAATCCGGAGCCGTTCATTCTCGGTAAGTACAACACGCAGAACATGATGACCATTGTCAATGACGGCGATGAGATCGGCTTCACGCTGGTCATAGAAGCGCTGGAGGATGCACGTTCTCCCACGCTGTATAACGCGGACACGGACGAGTATCTGCAAATCACCGGCGACATTCTCGCAGGCGATATTATCACGGTGACGACCAAGACCGGCAATAAGACCGTCACGCTCGATCGCGGCGGCGTCAAAACCAATATCATCAACCGGCTTGTTTCCGGCTCGACTTGGCTGACGCTGCGTGAGGGCAGAAACCGTTTCTACCTGCGCGGCACGGGACTGCAAAACCTGAAAGTCACCATCGTCCACACAAATGCGTATCTGGGGGTGTAGTATGCAGATTGAAGTTTACCGAATGACAGCGGAGGAAGATGCGCTGACGATCACCCTTGAGGCGGTCTGCGACACCTTTTCCTCGCTCCTGTGGGATATTGAATACTACCAGTGTGGCAGCTTTGAGGTGTATATCGCCGCCAATCCGCAGAATATTGAAATTTTCCAGACCGGCAGAATCGTCGGTCGTGATGACGATAATCAGCACTTCGGCATCATTGAATCAGTGCTGATCAATACAGATATTGAAAACGGCGACTACCTGACAGTGCGTGGTCGCTTTTTGATGTGCCTGCTGGAACGGCGCATCATTCACCCGACATACAATGTGACAGCGGCAAAGGCATACAGCGAGATCGTCCGGGAGGTCGTGACGCAGAATGCGCTGCTTTCGAATAACCGCAGGATACCGGGGCTTTCCCTCGGAACAGTGACCGGTGCTTGCTGGGAACTGACCGCCACACTCCAGATCAGCTATGCTAATCTCATGGACTGGGTGTATACGATCTGCGAGAAGATCGGCGGCACAGCGAATATCCGGCTGGTGAAATCCTCCGGGGAGCAGTACCGCATGGTATTCGACCTCTCCGAAGGTGCTGACCGCAGCATCATGCAGGAGGATAATCCGCATATTATTTTCTCCGACGCATACAGCAATCTGCTCTCGTTCAGCTATGCGGAGGACAGCAGCGTCCAGAAGAATTTCGCATATATCTTCGGTCAGGGTAAGGGAGATGAGCGCAAGCGAACCACATATTGTGTCGGCGATGAGCCGACATACCTTGACCGCTATGAAGTGTATGTGGATGCGGACGATATTTCCGAGACAGAGCAGGTCGAGGGCGAAACAATACCGATTCCGGAGGAGAAGTATCTGGAACTGCTGCGCACTCGCGGCTCGGAACGGCTGGTGCTGCCGAAAACAGCATCGGAGTCGGATATCGCAGCACACAACACGCAGTATGTGTATAACCGCGATTATTTCGTCGGCGACTATGTGACGGTGCAGCACCGGCGCTTCGGCATGATGCAGCCGCAGATTCAACTCATCGGCATGATCGAGGGCTTCGACCAGAACGGGCGCAGCCTGACACCGACTTTCAAGGAGGCATGATATATGGCTTTTTACAGCGGTTTCTTCAATTCAAAAGGGCTTGACCGCACCTATACGGCGGAGGACTTCACATCATATCTTTCGTCTATCATCTGCAACGGTATCCTCGATACCTACGGACAGATGTTCAGGCTGACAGCGGCAAGTAGCGGTCTGAAAGTGACTCTCGGCACTGGCAAGGCGTGGATCGACGGACACTACTTCATCAATGATGCCCGATACAGCATCGACCTGACAAGCTATCAGGATGAATCGCTGCCGAGATATGTGGCGATTGCTATTCTGCTTGATGTCGGTGAATCGGTTCGTAGTGTATCTCTCGAAATCACGCCCGGAACGCCTGCGGAGAATCCGTCTCTGCCTTCGCTGCCAAGTGACGAGAACAAGACCAGACTCCTCATGTATGCGGTACGTCTGAATCCGGGTGCAACGGAGCTTTCCGAGCGTGACTGGTACGATTATCGTGAAGATAAGAACGTCTGCGGTTACTGCAAGTGTATCCTCGGCAAATGCAAGGTGACGGAGCTGATGACGCAGATGGCGCAGCTTGTCGCAGAGGTACAGGAGAACAACGAGACCATTGCCGAGCTGACTAATAAGGTCGAGCAGCTTGAGGCGGAGGTCGAGGATATCGGGGATATTGTTTCGGTCGGTCAGTGCGGTGAAAACATCTTCTATGCGCTGTACTCCAATGGCAAACTGCTTCTGAAGGGTACGGGCGCAATGTACGACTATGATTACGATCAGAACAAGTCTCCGTTCCGAGGCAATAACGATATCGTGAAAGCTGTAATCACGGAAGGTATCACCACGATCGGTGAGGACACATTCAGTAGATGTATGAACCTTGAATTTGTGACGCTTCCAACAACGCTTACGTCAATCGGCAGCGGCGCATTCCTGCCCGGCGATGAATCAGTGGGCTACTCCGGAAAACTACATCACCTTATTATCCCGGATAATGTCACAACTATCGGCGGCGGGGCTTTCTGGGGCGCTGCGCTGGATGAAATTACAATTCCCCGTAATGTTTCTACTGTCGGCAATTATGCATTCAGAGACTGTTCAAGGCTCGGCGAGGTTCGCTACGAAGGATCTGTGATCGGCGGTTTTATGTTTGTTGGCTGTCAGGCGCTGACACGTTTTACGATGGCAAATACCGTAACGGTTATTGGTGAGCATTGCTTCAACTATTGTCGAAATCTCACCAGAATCACCTATGAGGGCAGTCTGGAACAGTGGTCTGCGATTACCAAGAGAAACAACTGGGACGGCAAGAATGGCATGGAAACCGGGCATTCCGGACTTACACGCATTCAGTGTCTCGACGGCTTTATGGAGTGGGATGAAGAAAATCATGAATGGAAAGTTGGTGAAGAATAATGTGGAAATTTCTTGTAAAGAACCAGAGCATTGAAGTTCTGGAACGTGAAGTGCTGGCTGATCATCAGATCCAGTATGTGCAGTTCCGCTTTACCTTTGACGGTGACTGGCGGCGCTTTCATAAGGTCGTGCAGTTCACGCAGTGTGACGAGACATACAGCATTGTTCTCGGTTTTGACGGGACGAGCTGCTATCTGCCTGCGGAGCTTCATGTCGGCGCTGCAAAAATGTCGGTGTTCGGCTACGATACCGAAAGCGACACGACTGTTCGTGCAACGACTGTGCCGGTTACGCTGAATATCCGTCCTTCCGGTTTCGTCGGTGATGATGAACCGCCCATTCCGCCGACGCCTGATCTGTATGCGCAGCTTTTGAAGAAGATCGAGGAAGCAGGACACGGCGCTGACGGTAAGTCCGCCTACGAGATTGCTGTGGAGCATGGATATGTCGGTACGGAAACCGAGTGGCTGGCATCGCTCAAGGGAGAGCCGGGTGAAACACCGGATATGTCGGAATACCCGAAAACTTCTGAGGTCACGATTATTGTCGAACGCGAGATCGAGGCGGCGACTGGTGATTTTCATTCTCATGCGAATAAGGCAACGCTCGACCGTCTGACTCCGGAGCTGATGCAGGAGCTTTCCGACTTGCAGCAGTTCGAGGACAGGACGCAGTACGAGATTCAGACCATCAATGAGGAGCTTCTGACGCTGAATGCGCAGCGGCATACACATAACAACAAGGATGTTCTGGACACCATTACCGAGCAGTATTTGCAGGATGAAGCGGCTTTCCGCGCATCGACCAGCAATGCGCTGCACGGACTGTCCACAGGGCTGAGTGAGGTTTCTGCGCAGGCACATTCTCATGCAAATAAATCCGTTCTGGACAGCATCACGCAGGGAATGCTTGACGGTATTGCAAGTGCAGAGAGGCAGGCACATTCGCATCATAATCTTACAACACTGAACGGCATCACGGATTCTCACGTTTCCCGCTGGGAAGAGGCGTACACCGCAGCAATGAACCTCAATGAGCGTGTCGGTGTCAATGAAGGTGTTTTCGAGCGCTTCAAGACCGAGATTCTCTATGATATGCAGGGCTGCCGCACATCCATTTCTGATATTCTTACCCGCCTTTCTGCCGTGGAGACTGAGCTTTCCGGCGTAGAGACTGCACTTGCGGCAATTGTGGAGGTGACGACATGAGCATTGCAAATTATCTGGCGGCGCTGGATGCGCAGCGCGACCAGCTTGCACGAAATCTTGTAACAATGGGTGTGCAGGCTTCTGAGTCCGAAAAGTTGAATACTCTCGTGCCGAAGGTGCTGCAGATCCCGTCCGGCAGACCGGAGGTGACGCTGTTCCGCAACGGCAATGATGCTCTTACCACATACGGTGAGAGCATCTACACTTTCTATATTGACGGATATCGCAGCATCGCGGGCTTTGCTGATGTGTATCCGCATTTCTGCTGCGCGGAGAACGCCTATGCACTTTACTACAATCAGCCGGACTTCAACTGGGGTGCTGTCATCTACACCATGTGTATCACTCCGGTACGCATCACGCCTGCAAACAGGATTCTGCTTACCTACAAGTCCGGCGCGACCGATGTGGGTGAAATGTGGCTGGTGCGAAAGAGTGGTCAGCAGATGTCTCCCGCGGAAACAGCGAGATATATCCATGAACAGATCCAGAACAATAATGCTGTATTTGTTCCGTTCGGCTGGCTCGGTTCTGTCGGCAACTATATCTCTGTCCTGCACGACTGCAGCGGTGTATCTGCTGACGAATATTATCTTGCATGGAAAGCGGTGACAGACAATACAAGCCCGATGATCAGGACGGTCAAGGTACTGGAGGTGACAACATGAAAGGAAGTATCTGTACGGTGATCGGTGCGATCGGCGGCGGAATCGCAGCACTTTTCGGCGGCTGGGATTCCGCGCTGGTGACGCTCATCATCTTCATGGGCATTGACTTTGCAACCGGAATGATTACCGGTGCAATGGGCAAGTCCAAACACAGCAAGACCGGTAAGCTAAACAGCAAGGCTGGCTGGTATGGGCTTGCGAAGAAGGGCAGCATCCTGATGCTAATTATTGTGGCGGTGCGACTGGATATTCTGCTGAATACGAATTATGTGCGTGATGCGGTCTGCATCGCATTCTGCGTGAACGAGCTGCTTTCCATCGTGGAAAACACATCGCTCATGGGTATTCCGTATCCGCCTGCACTGAAAAACGCCATTGAGGTGCTTCAAAAGCAGACCGGCAGAAAGGATGATAACGATGATTAAAACCTACGGCTATACCGATAATACACAGCTTTCCCCGCACTTCAATGCGCAGGAGTTCCGCTGTAAATGCGGCAAGGCACATGATTTTCAGATCGATGATGATCTCATCACCAAACTGGAGACACTCTATGCAGCCCTCAACTGCTCTAAGATCATCGTCACCAGCGGCTTCCGTTGTGCTGCTCATGATAAGGCAGTCAAGGGCAGCGGCACGGGACAGCATACACTCGGCAAGGCTGCGGACATCTGCTGCTATGGGCAGGACGGGCAGCCAATCAGCAGCAAGACTGTCTGCTGCAAGGCGCAGGATACCAGCTTTACCGGCATTGCCAATATCACTGCTGCCTACATCTACACTCATGTAGATGTGCGTTCCGGCGGCAAATGGTATGGCGACGAAGTTCACGGCAACAGCTCTGTCACGGATGATTTCTACAAGTATTTTGGAGGTGAGGATATGAAGGGCATCGACGTCAGCGTCCATAACGGCAAGATTGACTGGCAGAAGGTCAGGACGGCGGGCATTGATTTCGCGATCCTGAGAGCAGGATACGGCAGGCTTGCATCGCAGAAGGATGACCATTTCGAGGAAAACTATGCAGGCGCAAAGGCAGTAGGCATTCCGGTCGGTGCGTACTGGTACTCCTATGCGATGACACCGGAGGAGGCAGAACTGGAGGCGGATGTGTTCCTGTCGGTCATCAAGGGAAAGCAGTTCGAGTTCCCGGTCTATTTCGATCTGGAGGAAAAGAAGCAGTTCGATCTCGGTAAGGAGAAGGTGTCTGCCATTATGCGAGCGTTCCTTGAAAGAGTCGAGGCTGCAGGCTACTTTGTCGGTCTGTACGGCTCGGCATCCTCACTCACGACACATACCGCCGATGACATCAAATCCCGATATACGATTTGGCTGGCACATTGGTGTGACCGAACGAATTATAGCGGTGCTTATGGTATCTGGCAGCATTCCGAGAAAGGCAAGGTCGCAGGCATCAACGGCAACGTCGATCTTGATATCGGCTACAAGGACTTTCCCACGATCATCAAGGCGAAGGGGCTGAACGGCTACGGCAAGGAGCCGAATCCGCCTGCGCCTGCTGCGGAGGACGGCATTACCGTTGAGGTCACGGTTGACGGAAAGAAGTACAGCGGAAAACTGAATAAGGCATAACACCAGCGCCCGTCGGGATTTTTTTCTCGGCGGGCGCATTTTTTTCGTCCAAACGCACCTCGATTCTGTAGTGGGTAGTAGAAAGAATTACTACCGGAGGTGCTTTCATGACTGATACGCAAAAAGCAACGGCGCTTCACATGCGTTCAAAGGGCGTTTCCTTTGCCCGGATTGCAGCAGAACTGAATATATCCGTCAACACGGTGAAGTCCTTTTGCAGCCGTAACAAAAGTGGTCAGCTTTGCCTGTGCTGCGGCACTTCAATTCAACAGCCGCCGAGAGCGAGAATAAAAAAATTCTGTTCCGATAAATGCAGGATGCAGTGGTGGAAGGCGCATATAAAAGAGGTCAACAGACAAGCTGTTTATGATTTCACCTGCGCCTGCTGTGGGCAGCAGTTTCAGGCTTACGGGAACGATCACAGGAAATATTGCAGCAGAGCCTGTTATATCAAAGCGAGGTTTGGAGGTGAGCAGCGTGAACTTTCAGAATGAAATGATGTATCAGGCGACGATGAGTTTTGCCCGGAAGATGCTCCGGGACGGTCTGATTACCGAGGACGAGTATCGTCAGATTGATACAATGTTCATTGAGAAATACCAACCTAAAATCGGCACATTATTCGTTGACTTACAGCCGGAACAGAGGTAATATGGGATACTGAAAGGAGGGATTTTATGCGTAGAATCACGAAAATTGAACCTACAGAGCCCATATTGCCTAAGCGCAAACGAGTCGCTGCCTACGCCCGTGTCTCGATGGAAACGGAACGCCTGATGCATTCCCTTTCAGCGCAGATCAGTTATTACAGTGAGCTGATCCAGAAGAATCCTGAATGGGAGTATGCGGGAGTGTACGCCGACAATTTCATCTCAGGCACAGAAACCTACAAGCGGCAGGAGTTCCAGCGAATGCTGGCAGACTGCGAGGCAGGGCTGATAGACATCATCCTTTGCAAGAGCATTTCACGTTTTGCCCGCAATACGGTTGACCTGCTGGAGACTGTCCGGCACCTGAAAGCACTCGGCATTGAAGTTCGCTTCGAGAAGGAAAACATCAACTCCATGTCAGGCGACGGCGAACTGATGCTCACCATTCTTGCCAGCTTTGCGCAGGAAGAGAGCCGCAGCATTTCAGAAAATGTGAAGTGGGGCATCCGGAAGCGCTTTGAAAATGGCGAAATGTGTTGTAAAAATCCCGTGCTTGGATATGAGTGGGTTGACGATCAGCTTATCGTTGTTCCGGAAGAAGCAGCTATTGTGAAGCGTATCTTCCAGAATTTTCTTGACGGGAAATCACGACTGGAGACGGAGCGTGAGCTGAATGGTGAAGGTATCACAACGAAGAACGGGTGCCGATGGCAGGATTCCAGCATTAAGGTGGTTCTTACAAACATCACCTATACAGGCAATCTTCTGTTCCAGAAAGAATACATTACCGATCCGATCACCAAGAGACGCAGAAAAAACAAAGGCGAACTGCCGCAGTATTTTGTGGAAGGAACACACGAAGCTATCATTGATATGGAGACATTTCAGTATGTGCAGGCGGAGATGCAGCGGCGGCGGGAACTTGGCGCTCTGGCAAATAAGTCGCTGAATACCTGCTGTTTTACTGGAAAGCTGAAATGCCCATTCTGCGGTCAGAGCTATATGCACAATACTCGTAAAGATCGCGGGAGCTTTCAGGAATTCTGGTCGTGCGGCGCTATCAAGAAGAAAGGTGGTCGTTGTCCGGTCGGGGGCAGCATCAATCATAAGCATCTGCGTGAAACCAGCGCAAAGGTGCTGGGGCTGCCGGAGTTTGATGAAGAAGTATTCCTTGCACAGGTGGACGTGATACTTGTTCCTGCAAGGGAAACGCTTGAATTTCATCTCAAGGACGGTGCGATTGTCACCGAAGAATGCAAAAACACCGGGCATCAGGAGTGCTGGACACCGGAACGACGGGCTGCGACTGCTAAACGCCGCAGAGACAGCGCTGCGCCTAACCGTCCTGATGCGACTTGCTTTACCAAGAAGATAAAATGCATCCGGTGCGAACTAAACTATCGTCGAGGCACAAGGAAAGACGTCCATCACTGGCGCTGCGCTGGCAAGAACGGCTGCCTGAGCCTGCGGGAGGAAGTGCTGAAATCGCTCACGGCGGAAGTGTTGGGACTTACAGAGTTTGATGGTGATGTTTTCCTTGAACAGATCAGCCGCATTGAAGTACACGACAACGATATGCTCCGCTATTGCTTTTATGACGGACGCACCGAAGAACGGCAGTATATCGCGCCTCCCAAGCGCGGAAGGAAGTGGACTGCCCACCAGCGTGAAGTGATGGCGCAGAAGGTCAGCGCAAGCTGGACACCGGAACGGCGGGCAGATATGAGCGTCCGGGCAAAGGAAATGCGAAGGAGGGAGAAACTTGCCAAGAATCACTAAAATACCTGCATCGATCAGCCGCTACACTTCAGCACCGATCGATGCTCCGGTCAAACGGAAGGTTGCAGCATACGCTCGTGTCTCGACCGACAATGAGGAACAGCTCACATCATACGCTGCGCAGATCAGCTACTACACCGATTATATCAAAGGGCGTGAGGACTGGGAGTTCGTCAAGGTGTACACGGATGAAGGCATCTCCGGCTGCTCGACTAAACGCAGAGAGGGCTTTCAGGCTATGGTCGCCGATGCACTGGCGGGAAAGATCAACCTGATCATCACCAAGAGCGTGAGCCGCTTTGCCCGCAATACGGTTGACAGCCTGACGACCATACGAAGTCTGAAAGAACACAATGTGGAGTGCTATTTCGAGAAGGAAAACATCTGGACGTTCGACGGCAAGGGAGAATTGCTGCTGACAATCATGTCGAGTATTTCACAGGAAGAGGCACGTTCCATTTCGGAAAACGTCACATGGGGACAGCGCAAGCGCATGGCAGATGGCAAGGTCAGCCTTGCCTACAGCCGCTTCCTCGGTTATGACAGGGGCGCGGACGGAAAAATGGTCATCAACCCGGAACAGGCGGAAACGGTACGACTCATCTACAGATGGTTCCTTGAGGGCATGACGCCGCACACCATTGCTGTTCGCCTGACAGAAAAAGGAATCAAAACACCGGGCGGAAAAGATAAATGGAGCGCGACAACCATCCGGCGCATCCTGACGAACGAGAAGTACAAGGGTGATGCGCTCCTGCAAAAGGAGTATACGGTTGATTTCCTGACCAAGAAAACGAAGAAGAACTGCGGCGAAATCCCGCAATACTACATCGAGGACGACCACGAGGCAATCATTGATCCCGCCGTTTTCGATCTGGTGCAGCAGGAAATGGAACGCAGGAACAACGGCGCTTTCCGGTACAGCGGAGTGAGCATCTTCTCCAGCAAGGTGAAGTGCGGCGGGTGCGGAAGCTGGTACGGTGCAAAGGTGTGGCATTCTACAGATAAGTACCGGAAGGTCATATACCGCTGCAATCACAAGTACGGCAAAAAGCGCTGCACCACGCCGCATATCACCGAGGATGAGATCAAGGTTGTGTTCCTGAACGCCCTGAACCAGCTTTTGAAGAACCGTGAAGAGCTAATCGCCAATGTCAAGCTGATCTGTGAAATGGTCGGCGACACATCAGAGCTGGAAGCTGAATGCAAGAAGTACGCCGATGAGATGTCGCTTGTCGCTGATATGGTGGAGGCTGCAATGCTGGAGAACGCTCGTGTCGCCCTCGACCAGAACGAGTACCGCCAGAAGAATGACGCTCTCGCAGCACGCTTCGAGGAGGCAAAAAAGAAATATGATGATCTGTCCGAACAGATCACCGAGCGTGAAACACGCAGGCAGAACCTACAGCATTTTCAGGAAACGCTGGAATCCTTGAAAGGTACGATCACCGAATTTGACGGGGCGCTGTGGGGCGCACTGGTAGACTACATCACGGTCTATGAGGACGGCAGCAGAACGGTCACGTTCAGGGACGGGACTACGATCTGAGGGATAGAAACACAAAGCACCACTTCGGAATTTATGAGCCGAGGTGGTGCTGTTTTTTATTTCTTTGGTAGCTTTAGTTTAATGTCTCCGCCTGTAAATACTGCTGCGCCGATAAGAATTCCACCGATAACAAAGCAACTTGCTGTTTTAACGATTTCCCAATTAAACTTTCTCTTTTCTGATGCGGTTCTTTCAGCAGTCTCAACCATCTTGGCTTCATGTTGACGAGTCTCCGTATCTTTTTCACTTGCCATTCTTAGGATACGTTCTTCACGATCAAGGATATCTTTTCTGTCCTCTGTAGATAAGTCAGGATTATCCAAGCTCTTGCTCAAATCGGCTAAAACTGTACTTGCCATTTCTTTAAATGAACTTTGACTTTCACCGGAGTTATTAAGAGCATGGTCGATAGTCTCATAAACATGGTCGGTCGTGTTATCATCGCTTTTGATAATCGATTCAAGCATCCCTCTATACTCTGTCATTGATGTTTTAATAAGGGACACAAATTCAGGAAACTGCTTAATAATCTCCTGAGCAACCTCCGGTCGCATTTGGTGGAGTTTTGAAACGAGAGATACAATTTCATCTTTTGAAGGAGCCTTAAAATTCGTTCTGTTCATAAGATCAAGGCATTCCTGTTCCATTGGAGTATACTGCATAATGAACCTCCTTTTGACGACGATATCTACATCTATTATTATACAGTGAATCGGTGGAAAAATCAAGCCCTTTTTACATCTTTTTCACCCTATGCACCCAAGCTGGTTACACTTGCACCCAGCTTGGGTGCATTTTCGTGTATGCGTTAAATTGTATCAAAATAGCAACGGCAATAGACCCTTGTTGTGGTTCAGGCGGTATGTTCGTGCAGTCAATAAAATTCGTTGAAGCCCACAGCGGTAACAAGAAGAAGGTTTCCATCTACGGTCAGGAGTACACCAACACCACATTCAAGCTTGCAAAGATGAACCTTGCTATCCGTGGTATTTCTGCTAACCTGGGCGAAATGGCTGCGAACACCTTTACTAATGATCAGCACAAAGATCTGAAAGCTGATTATATCATGGCAAATCCTCCATTCAATCAGAAGGAATGGAGAGCTGAGAACGAGCTTGTCGATGATCCACGTTGGAACGGTTACGAAGTGCCACCTACAAGCAATGCAAACTACGGCTGGATCCTGAATATCGTTTCAAAGCTGTCTCAGAATGGTGTTGCTGGCTTCCTGCTTGCAAACGGTGCTTTATCTGATGACGGCACGGAGCTGAAAATCAGAAAGCAGCTCATTGACAACAATCTTGTCGAGGCTATTATTATCCTGCCGAGAAGCTTGTTCTACACAACAGATATCAGTGTTACGCTTTGGATACTGAATAAAAACAAGAAAGCCCGTGACGTTGAGAAAAACGGCGAGACCATTCATTATCGTGAACGTGAGCGTGAAATACTGTTCATGGATCTGCGTCAGATGGGCAGTCCGTTTGAAAAGAAATATGTGGAGCTGACCGAGGAAGACAGAGCCAAAGTTACAGCTACATACCACGCTTGGCAGCAGAAAGGCTATGAAGAAACCTATCAGGATGTTCCTGAGTTCTGTTACAGTGCTTCTTACGATGAAGTTGCTGAAAAGGGCTTCACTCTTGTGCCAAGCCGATATATTGAGTTCGTAAACCGTGATGAAAACATAGATTTTGATACCAAGATGAAGGGCTTGCAGGCTGAACTGAAAGAGCTGCTGATAGAAGAAGAAAAGTCTAAGGCTGATCTGCTGGAAGTGTTTAAGGAGTTGGGGTATGAAATCAAGTTATGATATTTTAGGAAATCATATCCGTCTTGTAGATTATCGCAATCGTGATCTTGTAAGTGATAAGGTGCTGGGAATAAATATTGATAAGTATTTTATGCCTTCTGTTGCTAATGTTATCGGAACAGATTTGAGCAAATATAAGCTTATCAGCAAAGGCTTGTTCGCTTGTAATCCTATGCACGTCGGACGTGATGAGCGCCTTCCGGTAGCTTTGTATACCGATGATACTCCTGCGATTGTATCTCCTGCATATTTTATGTTCGAGGTTATTGATAACACGAAGCTTAACGAAGAATTTCTTATGATGTGGTTTCGCCGACCTGAGTTTGACAGAATATGTTGGCTTAAAACAGACGGCAGCGTCAGAGGTGGTATAACATGGAACGATATATGCCGTATAGAATTGCCCGTACCGCCATTGGATGAACAGTTAAGAATAGTTTCAAGCTATAAAGCAATTACCGACAGAATTACACTGAAACAGCGGATAAATGATAATTTAACAGAGCAAATGGTTATTATAAATAAAATGATGTTCCCACAAACGCAAGCTGAAAGTCTAACTATTAACGATGTTTGCACTAAGATTTATAGTGGTGGAACACCGTCAACAACAGAAGAAGCATACTGGAATGGTGAATATCCTTGGTTCTCTTCTGGAGAAACATCCAATGATTATGTTGTAAAAACCGTAAAAACCATCACAAAAGCTGGAGCTCAGAATTCATCAACAAAACTTGCAAAACCATATAGTACAGTTATTGCTTCTGCTGGAGTAGGTCTAACAAGAGGGCAAACTTCATTGCTGTTGATGGATACATATGTAAATCAGTCTGTAATAGTACTTGAGCCTAAAGATGAATATGCATTCTTTCTCTATTCAAATCTAAAAGGAAGATACGATGAAATTAGAAATCTTTCCGATTTAGACAGTATAAGAGGCAGTTTGACAACAAAAACAGTAGCACAAATGCCTATTCCATATATTACCAAAGAATCTATTTCAGATTTCAACAAACTTTGTTCAGCGTTTATCACATTAATCAAACAAAACTTGCGTGAAATTAATAAACTTGAAAACATGTCTAATAATATCTTGACTCTATTAGCAAGCCGCTAAATTATCATTTAGCACCGATCTATGCTATAATTATAGAAATATGGCATAGATTGGAGCGAGTAATGATGAAGGAAACGATTATACGGGAGATATTACATGATGTTGCAGGGCTTCTTGACAGCAGGCAGTTGGACGAGTTGCGTTCTGTGCTTGAAACAAGGCTGAAAAGCGTGGATATGACAGAAAGCGCAGATACCGCTGAAAAGAACAAGCAGGAGAACAGCCATTTTCTTGAAATGTTTATCTCAGCAAAGCGTGTTGAGGGCTGTTCCGAAAACACATTGAAATACTATCAGACAACGATAGAGAGGCTATTATCCGCTACAAGCAAATGGATAAAAGAGATCACGACCGATGATCTTCAGCTTTATCTTGCGGAATACCAACAACAGAACAACGCAAGCAAGGTGACGGTTGACAATGTTCGCCGTATATTGTCGAGCTTCTTTTCATGGCTTGAGGACGAGGACTATATCGTAAAAAGCCCTGTCCGCAGGATTCATAAAGTCAAGACTGCAAAGGTTGTAAAAGATACGCTGACCGATGAAAACTTGGAAGTTCTCCGTGATACTTGCCATAATCTTCGTGATCTGGCTATAATCGAAATGCTGACTTCTACCGGAGTCCGAGTGGGAGAGCTTGTTAAGCTTAATAAGGTTGATATTGATTTTACCGAGCGCTCATGTATTGTTCTCGGCAAGGGCAATAAAGAACGTGAGGTTTACTTTGATGCAAGAACAAAACTGCACTTGCAGGAATATCTTGAACAGCGTACCGACAGTGATCCGGCGCTGTTTGTATCAAAAAACGCTCCGCATACAAGGCTGACTATCGGAGCAATACAGCGTATTGTCCGCACTCTTGGGAAACAGGCTGAGATAAGCAAGGTTCACCCACATAAGTTCCGCAGAACACTTGCGACAAGAGCCATTGACAAAGGTATGCCGATCGAACAGGTGCAGCGGCTTCTCGGTCATCAGAAAATAGAAACTACTATGCACTATGCTATGGTAAATCAGAGCAATGTAAAGATTGCTCATCGCAAATATATAGGTTGAGGTGATAATATGGAATACAAGGTTTTAGGCGATTATATAAATCTTGTTGACCTTAGAAATAGAGAATTAGGGATAACCAATCTTCTTGGCGTAAGTATCGAAAAACGCTTTATTCCGTCTATAGCGAACATTGTCGGTACTGACCTGTCAAGTTATAAGGTTGTGAAGAACGGACAATTCGCATACGGTCCGGTTACATCACGAAACGGCGAAAAGATTTCTATTGCCTTGCTGAATGGCGAGGACTGTATCATATCAAGCTCCTACACTGTTTTCGAGGTGACACGAAAGGAAGAACTTGACCCCGAATATCTTATGTTGTGGTTCAGCCGTCCCGAATTTGATAGGTATGCAAGATACCGTTCTCATGGAAGTGTAAGAGAAATCTTCGGCTGGGACGAAATGTGCGCCGTGGAGCTTCCTGTTCCTGATATAGAGAAACAGCGTAAGATTGTAAATGCGTATAAGACTATTACCAATAGAATTGCACTGAAACAGCGGATAAATGATAATTTAGCGGCTTAAAGAGACATTCGTGTTATCAATATAGTTTTCAGTTCTTCCAGCCTAATGATTTCCAATGTATTACTTAATATCTTATCATACAATGGGCCTATTATTTGGTTGAAACGGTTAATCACTTCAGTGCTTGGAATCATTATGGGGAAGGATTTAAGATTTGCTTGATTTATCTTAGGCTGTGCAGCACCTGTGACTATTGTTGCCATATTTGTGTTTGATAAGAATAAATGGAGACTATCTTCGTTGAAGGGCATCTTGCCTTTCAAAATATGTGCATGATTGTTTGCCCAGAATTTTCCTTTGATATGTTGAATTAATGGATGACCACTTTCATCAACAACGTATATTCCATCTTCACTCAAAAGAATGTATTCACCATCAAATATATAATCATCAACATAATCAACTATAGAAACAGCACCATAATATGGATATAGTCTTTTCATATCCGCACGTTCAAGAGACGATAATGGTTTACGCATAGAATCATAGAATTCTGCAATATCTTCAACACATCCATTTTTCCATTCAGCCGGCTGTACTCCACCAAATGGCTCAAAATTAATAAACCAAGATTGATATACAGCCTGTGCTGTTGCTTCTAAATTATCATTTACAGGAGGTTTTTATGAATAAAAAAGTATATATCATTACTATTGTTATCTCAATATTGATAATGATTCCTTCTGTTTTTTGCAGTAATAGCATTACAACATTACTTTCGGGAATAGGTTGTAGTGGAATTGCTGCTGCTATAATGGCGATATTTCTTGATTGGACAAACGATAAGCGTGAAAAGCAAAAGACAAAAAGTGCTAAGAATATCTATTTTAAGTCAATTAACAATCAACTTAATATGTTAATTGAAAGAATACTTTGGTTTGATGAAAGAATGGACGACGAAGATTTTAATTGGGATTTACCACGTTCTCAATATAGTTCATTAAGGTATATGATTTTTGCAAGTCAGATTTCTAAGGAAAGAACAGTTTCTTACGAAGAAGCAATTAACCTTTTGAAAGAGATTGGTAAAAAGTATACGCTTGATAAACAAGCTGAGATGACTCCTGAAGAGCTTTCAAAAGTACAGAAGATGTTTCTTATTTTAGCTGACAGTTGTGATTTTCTAATATCAGAAGCAAATTCAATTAGAGATAATAAACTTGCGTTACACAATGAAAACTATATTTCATTGAGTGATACTGATAGTTTATTATTCTGTTTATCACTTGCAATTGGAATAATGTTTACTCCCAAAAAGAATTACGATCTGGCGATTACGGAAATAATTACAGCATCAAAGAAAATCAGAGAAATCGGAAATTATGATGAGGAAATCAGGATAGGTCTTCATGGTTCAATAAAAACAACTGAACTATAATCAAATTGGAAGAGGGTGATTGATTTGACCAATTTCAACGAACACGCCTTAGAAATGTCCATTATGGAGCTTTTCCAAGACGAGGAATACACCTACATAAACGGAAAAAGTATTATCAGGGATATGTCTGATGTCCTTCTTGCCGATGATCTGCGGAAATATTTGCATGACCGTTATTCTTCCGAAGGCATCACCGACAGCGAGATCGACGGGATCATTCTCAATCTCCGAAGTATTCCCGGAACGATATATGAAGCAAACAAAGCGGTATATAAGCTCCTGTGTGACGGTTTTATCCTTAACCGTGAGGACAGATCACAGAAAGACCTGTATATCAGTCTTATTGACTTTGAAGCACCTGAGAAGAATATATTCAAGATCGTTAATCAGTTTGAGATTTCCGGCATGAATAATCAGACACGCATACCTGACGCCATTATCTTTATAAACGGTATCCCTGTTGTAGTCTTTGAATTCAAAAGTGGAATTGTCAAGAAATGTGCAGTCAGGAAATACCCAAAATCTTGGATAGGCCGGAGTCAGGCAGCGTGGTGAGCCAGCCCAGTTGAAGTCCTTAGTGCCACAGGTGGGAGACCGCCT